TCAAATCACGTATATCAAAGATCTGGAAATCTGGACGACTGGATGTTTTCAAGGAACTTTAGAAGAATTGAAAGATTCTATTGAGCAGACTCACGCTAGCAATGACTTTTTAAAACGTAGATACTATCGCGCGATTAATTATATTTTGACGGAAGCGGATTTTGAAGAGGATTTGGAGGAGGAAAACAATGAAATTTAAAAAAGGTGACAGAGTAGAAGTTATTTGGCGAAGTGAGTTGCATCAGGGCTTGGTAGAAGAGGTTATTGAATTAACTGACGAATTAACTGACGAATTAATGGTTAAATTAGCTAAGAAGCCCGCGATAGATTATTTATTTAAACAAAATCAAGTTAGCAAAGTCGAACTTGTGGAAGTGCCGAAACTTGTGGCTGATTGGATTGAGAAGAAAAAAGAAAACGGAGACGACTTACTCGTTGCGCTTGATAAAAATTGGCAGGGTATGGAGGACAGCGTGAGAGACTGGTTTGACGGCGAAAAAGAAAGATATGAGTTATTCGCCCGTGCGTGGCTGGATGGCTACGAAGTCGAGAAAGAACCACTTTATTATGTGAGGTTGCCTATTGTGCGATTGAATACACTTGGGACGGCGGTGGAAAAAGACTATAAATACCTTGGAGTAGACCCAGAGACAGGAGAAAGTAATATTTTTCAAGGTCTCACCTTGCCCTATACTTTGAGTAAAAGCGGATGGGAAACCAAATTAACAGAACAAGAAATTAAAGCGATTGACGAAAGATTTTTGACTTTTGCTATTCCAGTGGAAGAAGTGGAGGAAGAATCAAAATGACAAAAGAATTAGACACGATGACTGGATATATAATAAAAGATGCAATCGAATATCGACAACTCAATATCTTAGACCAATTTCTAGAAGGTCATAACGGATTTATTGCAGGTGGTTGTTTTAAGAACATTTTCAACAACGAAAAAGTGAAAGATGTGGATGTATTTTTCAGAAATAAACGGGATTATGAAAATGCCGTGGATTATTATACCAATAAGGAAGATAACATAATCAGAAAATCATATAGTAACGCCAACGTATGTGCCTTCTATCATCGACCTTCGGGAATTCGCATTGAGTTAGTGAAATCCGTATTCGGAGAACCAGAGGACGTTCTTGATAACTTTGACTTTACAATAACCAAAGTGGCTCGATATATTTCTGATAATGAACATAAAGTTGCATTGCACCCCGAGTTTTTCGAACACCTGCATTTAAATAAGTTGGTGATTGACGATAAACTTATTTTCCCAGTATCAACGTTTGAGAGAATGATTAGATACATTGCATATGGCTATTTACCTTGTCGAGAAACAAAAGTGAAGCTTTTAACTACTATAAACGACCTTCGGGAAATAAATAATAACGAACTATCAAAAAGCTTATATATGGGGATTGACTAAAGCGGACCGTTACGCTACTGATGGGAATGCTGGGTATTATCACAGTGTGGGCTCTCTAGTTGTAAAAGGGATTCACTATCCTGTAGTTGAGGCTTAAAAATCAATTGATAAATATAAATTAGTGGAGGTGTCGAAATGAACAGAAAAAGTATTTTAACTTATCATTTTAAAAATGGAAGTTCAATAGCAACAACAATTGAAACGGACAGTTTAGGAATTTACAGACATAAACACACAGAAAATATAGTAAGAGCCGAATTCAATTATTTTGATGAAAGTTCTAGACAAATATTCGTGGCTGATTTATCTGAAATATTGTATATCACTTCTGAGCCGGTGTCATGACAAACTACCATATCACACTTTCCGCTTTTGAAAATAGCGTAAAACGTAAGCTAATTGATTTCACAAAATATGATGTGTCATCTGAAGATTTAAAAACATCTATTTTAAAAAGGCTAGGTAACATATGTTCTGTAAATCGTGTGAATAAACACAAATATAAAGTGAAACAAATTATTAAATGTTCAAAGTCAATTGACGAAAGGATTGAGCGTATAAATGATGAAACAGATTTTAGTATTGTTGCAGAGGAGGTTGAATAACAATGACAAAACAAATCATCATCAACGAAGCTAACAGTTTACTTCACAGAAAAAGCAAAGAGCTAAGTAAATCAATCATCAAAACGCCTAAAGATCTCGAACGTTTCGCGGTTGGACTGGATAAATTATCACAAGACATGTGGGACTATAAAAATGAATTGGAGGCGATAAAATGAGTATTCAAGCAGGCGATAAAGTAGAAGTGCAGGATAGAACAGGAGTGACTGATTTATGTGTTGATGGAGAACAGTTTTATGTTCTCATTAACAACAATGGTCTGCTTACTGTTGAAGATGAAGACGGATTTTCATCCTTTAACATACCAGCAACTAAAGTCAAGAAAATGAAAGAAAATAGGAATAGTCAATTAGTAAATGAGCTATATGAACAATCAGACTCAGTAAGTTTTAGTATATATAATGCAGATACAGATAAAGCTAAGATGTTTGTATCTAATGTAAATAAGCCACAATTTGACGAAAGAAACAATGTGAAGTGGTATTCTGCATCAAAAGGCAAAATAACAGCAACAGCATTTTTGAAAGGAGATGATTAATATGACAACACTTTATTCCATTCAAGAAAAGTATCAACAGTTATTAAATTTAGCTGAGCAATTAGATCCGGAGATATTAAAAGATACACTTGAAAGCATTGAAGATGAATTAGAAACAAAAGCAGAAAATGTTGCGTTTGTCATTAAAGAGCTAGAAGGGCAATCACTTATTTTAGATGTAGAAATTAAACGTTTATCAGAACGAAAAAACACGATTAACAATAATGTGAAGCGACTGAAACAATCACTACATGATGCTATGCTAGTTGCTAATAAGCAAAAAATAAAAACGAATTTATTTACATTAGATATTCGGAAAAACCCTCACAGTGTGTTTGTAGAAGATGAGAGTAAGCTAATTAATTATTTAGTTGAGCAACCTAAAAAGCTGGATAAAACTAAGTTAAAAGATGACTTAAAAAAAGGCATTGATGTGCCGGGAGCTGTTTTGGTTCAAACAGAAAGACTACAAATAAAATAAGGAGGGATTTCATTGGAATTTATTCAATCAGAAAAAATGAAAAGGTCGGAGTATTTTAATATTATGATTTATGCAAAACCGGGAGCAGGGAAAACAACGACGATTAAGTATTTAGAAGGAAAAACATTAATGTTGGATTGTGATGGTACGTCGAAAGTATTAAGTGGATTACCTAATATCACGATTGCGACATTAGATCCTCGAAATCCCGTACAAGATATGGCTGATTTTTATGGATATGCGAAGGCACATGCAGAGGAATATGACAATGTAGTAATTGATAATTTAAGCCATTATCAAAAATTATGGCTAATGTTTAATGGGAGAAATACAAAGTCAGGTCAACCAGAACTGCAACACTATGGAATATTTGACACACATTTAATAGATTTGATATCCGTGTTTAATAATTTACCAAACACAAATATAGTATATACCGCTTGGGAAAACACACGACAAATACAGATGGAAAGCGGACAGCTTTATAACCAATTTTTACCAGATATTAGAGAAAAGGTAGTTAATCATATTATGGGTATTGTTCCTGTAGTTGCAAGATTAATAAGAAATCCTGAGACAGGTCAGAGAGGCTTCTTACTCACAGAAAATAATGGTAATTTTGCAAAAAACCAGTTAGATAACAGAGAGTTTGCTTTGCAAGAAGACCTATTCAAAATCGGTGATGTTGATGCTGAAGCTTAGAGATTATCAAATCGATACAATCAACGAAGTAAGGGAGGCTTTTATTAGAGGGTGTAAACGTCCGTTAGTTGTTTCGCCCTGTGGTTAGGTTCAGGCAAATCGGTTATTTTAGCAGAGATTATTAGGCGAACCACAGAAAATAAAAATCATGTTTTATTCCTGGTACACAGGAAAGAATTGATTGATCAGATTCAAAATACACTCGAAGTGAGTGGGGTTGATATGAAACACGTCACTTTAGGAATGGTTCAGACCATTGTTAGACGGTTAGATCACACACCTCAACCAGAATTAATAGTCATTGATGAAAGCCATCACATCTTAGCGAACAGCTACAAAAAAATCATTGAATACTTTCATGAGGCACGAGTTATCGGATTTACGGCAACACCTGTCCGAATTAATGGCGGGGGATTAGGCGATATCAACGATACGTTGATTGAGAAAGTCAATGCCAAATGGTTGATTGAAAATAGCTTCTTATCACCTTATAAGTATTTTGCACCGGAAGTTATTCAAACAAGTAACTTAGACATCAAACGAACCGGGGAATATGACATCACACAATTAGACGATCAGTTCAATCAACGAAAAGTATGGGGAGACGTGATCAATCATTATCAAAAATTAGCCGACGGACAGCAAGCTATTCTTTACGCTTCTTCTCTCTATCAAAGCCAAAAAATGGCAGCTAGTTTTGAACAAGTGGGTATCACTGCAGCACATATTGATGGCAAAACACCAAAGGCGGAACGCGATCACATTATCCAACAGTTTCGAAATGGCGAGATTAAAGTGCTATGTAACTTAGATTTGATTGGCGAAGGATTCGATGTGCCAGACTGTTCTACTGTGATTATGTTACGCCCGACACAGTCTTTGTCTCTCTACATTCAGCAATCTATGCGTGGCATGCGTTACCGTCCAGAAAAAACGTCCATCATCATTGATCATGTAGGCAATGTAAGTCGGTTCGGACTACCGGATATGGAACGCACATGGACGTTAGAACCGAAAAAAGGAAGTAATAGCAAGAAAGCAGAAGCACCAGTGAAAATATGTCCCGATTGCTTTATGACAGTCTTATCCAGCAATAAGCAATGTGAGCATTGCGGGCATGAGTTTAAAGTGGAAGCAAAACCGATCCAAATCGACGACGCAGCAGAACTTCAAGAAATTACTGAACCAATATTTCAAGTGGACTACAGTAGTCCGAACGATTGTAAAAATATGAAAGAACTATATGAGTATGCGAAGCAGCATAACTATAAGCGAGGGTGGGCATACCACCAAGGAAAAGTAAGAGGATTTATCAAATAAAAAAATCGAAAGAAGGAATTTAATTATGTTTAAAGTAGATCATAAGGATGTTTTCACAAATGGAGTAGAAAATGGTACGTATGAGGTGGTTTTATACAACGCAAATGAAGATGCGACAAAAAACGGAGCGGAGTTCATTAATATTGATTTAATTATCCGTAATGATGTAAATCAAAAATTCCAGAATGCGCATATTTTTCACCGAGTATGGAAAGCAAAAGCAACAAATGAATATAGTCAAACAGCATTAAATACAATCGCTAAAGCAATCCAATTACCTAACGGCAAAGATTATAATACATTGGATGAATTATTAAAAGACCTGTTAACTAAGACATGCCAAGTTACTGTGAAAAATGAAGAGTCTGAGTATAATGGTCAAATTTATAAAAATTTAAATGTGAAAGCGTGGGCTGAAAGTAAAATTACTGGACCATTACAACATGTATTTAAAAAGAAAGATGCTGAACCTATGCCAGAAATAAACGAGAGTAATCTACCGTTCTAAGCAATGAGAGGAGCGCACAAACGTGTATGAACAAATTCCGGACGAATTAAAAAAATTAAAACAATGGTGCGCTTTTCAACTTGTTTGGGATGAAGAGCGTGGCAAAAACAAAAAAATACCGATGAACGCAAACAACGGTTCATACGGTAATAGTGTAGACGAACGGACATGGGCAGATTTTGAAACTGCCCTTGATTCCCTCGAAAAATATCAATTTGATGGGTTAGGTTTTTACTTTAAGAAACCATATTTCGGTGTGGATATTGATGATATAAAGGATGAAATTGAAGATTACCTTTATGGTAATACAGAAAATATTGCTGGTGAATTTATTCAAACGTTGTCTAGTTACACAGAATACAGTGTGAGCGGGACAGGAATTCATATTATTGCAAAAGGAAGTTTTCCGGAAGGTGGTCGGCGTAAAGGAAACATTGAAATGTACCCGGACGGTCGATTTTTCGTTATGACAGGTCAAGTAATTGATAACTACAGACAAGTCAATGAAGCGACAACGGCAATACAATATTTGCATACGAAATACATTGGGACTAATGAAGTAAGACAAATAAATAATTTACAATCTACAGTTGATTTGCCTGTAAGTGATATTATTCAACGTGCTGAACGAAGTAAACAAGGCGCACAATTTAAAACACTTTACGACGGATTATGGGATGGATTATATCCCTCACAATCCGAAGCAGACTTAGCTTTTGCAAATATGCTGGCATTTTGGACAGGATGTAATGCAGAAAAAATGGACGAAATTTTCCGTTCAAGTGGTTTGTATCGAACAAAATGGGACCAAAAACGTGGAGCGCAATTATATGGAGAAATGGTTATTAATAAAGCGATTGCCAATACGTCAGAGGTTTATCAACCAGGAAGTGATTTAGAAGGTTACTCGATCACTGTGAAAAATCAGAATCGAACTGCTCGAAAAGTATATGGTTTAGATGATACTGGAAATGCAGAACGTTTCCGTGATAAATTTCATGACATTGTTCGTTTTTCATACATTAACAAAGGATTCTATTTCTACGATTCGAAAGTTTGGAAATATGACAACATAGGCGCTGTAAAAACACTTGTCGATGATGTAATTAAAGATATGAAAAGCGAATTTGCTTACATGGATAATGAATCAGATGCAGAAAAAGCGTTCATGAAGCACTTAAAAGCAACTAGAAGCAATAAAGGAAAAACGAACATGTTGAAAGAAGCGCAACATTTAATGCCAGTTTTGCCTGATGAATTCGATCGCTACAAATATTTTTTGAACACACAAAACGGATATATCAATTTGCAAAATGGAGAACTTATCAATCATGACAGGCAAAAAATGTTTACAAAAATTAGCAACATCGAATATACAGATAAAATTGATGCGCCACTTTGGCAAGCGTTTTTAAAGGATATTTTTGCTGGTGATAAAGAGTTAATCGATTATATTCAAAAAGCAGTCGGTTATTCATTATCAGGATCCACGTCAGAGCAAGTCATGTTTATCCTTTTCGGCAATGGGCGAAATGGGAAATCGGTTTTTCTTGATATTATCAACGATATTTTTGGTTCCTATGCGACCAACATCCAGCCACAGACAATCATGGTCAAACAGCAGTCTAGTAATGCAAACAGTGATATTGCCCGTTTACATGGCGCCAGGTTCGTTACAACCACCGAACCAAATGAGGGTGTACGTTTAGATGAAGGACTAGTTAAACAGCTCACAGGTGGCGACAAGGTCACTGCACGACACTTGTATAAGGACTAATTCGAGTTTACACCCGAATTCAAAATCTGGATGGCAACCAACCATAAACCAATTATCCGAGGGAGAGACGATGGAATATGGCGAAGATTACACTTAGTACCGTTTACCGTGAAGATACCCGATGAAAAGGTAGACAAGCAGTTAAAGTATAAACTTCGAAGCGAACTCACTGGAATATTGAATTGGGCGGTTGAGGGCTTTCTTAAATGGCAACGAGAAGGTTTAGGAATGCCGAAAGCTGTCGAAAATGCTAGCTCTGAATATAAATCAGAAATGGATGTTATTACTGCATTTATTGAAGACTGTTGCGAAACAGGCGAGAACAAACAGATCAATGCTAAGACTCTCTACGAAACATATAGAGAGTGGGCAAAAGATAATGGACAGTATCTAATGAGCAGCACGAAGTTTGGGAAGGAAATGGGTTTGAAGTTTGAGAAGAAGAAAAGTAATTCTAAAAGAAATTATGTTGGAATAACACTTAATAATGAGTATTTCAAACTTAATTTGAATTTCTAAACAGGGCAGGTTTAGTTAAAACTTGCCCTCGCTTCTATCGGTTGCAGGAGAAAGGGTTTCAGCGTTTTTTAGTTTAAACAGGGCAGGTTTGACTGTTTTTCCCGAAACTTCTCTATAAAACTTTCCTAGTAATACTTTTCCTATTTTACTACTAACTTGCCCTGTTAATAAAAAAAGTATTAATAAAGTAAGTAATAGCAACGGGTTTCAAGCAGGGCAGGTTTGAACCAACTTGCCCTTAACCTGCCCTGACTTGCCCTGTTTTAGCTAATAATTTAGCACTTTTTAACCAACACATAACATACGTTCGTATTTTTGACCAAAGGAGTGATTAAATGACAGCAGAAATGGATATACAGAATTCTATACGTTTAGAACTTTCCCGCCATGGGCATTACGTTTTCCGTGCTAATGTTGGCAAAGTTAAATTACCAAATGGACGAATTTTTGATACAGGATTGCCAAAAGGATTTCCGGACTTGTTCGGATTCCGTGGATCAGACGGGAAAGCATTTTTTATTGAAGTGAAAAACGAGATAGGCAAGTTGCGAAAAGAACAGGAACATTTTCAGCAAGCTATGCAAATTACACCGGCCATCTGTGGAGTAGCAAGAAGTGCTGCAGAAGCCGTGCGAATTGTGGAGGAGGGGTAAAATGAAGCTAAGAGATATTACAAACAGTAAATGCGATGTTAGGGAGTATATGAATGTTGATTTTCCAGATTGGCTTTTAGAACAACTAAAGGACGAAATAGATTTTGATATTATTGAGGCGTTAAAAGAGTATGCCGTTATCTATGTGAAGCATAATGCGCTGGAAAAAGAAATAGAACCTTTTGATATTTATAAAAAAGTAGAGGAGGGGTAAAAAATGAAGAGCGACGATTAAAGATGTGATGAATTTAGAGACCAAGGCAGTCAAAATAAATGGGAAGACTGCAAGGATTTATCAGAAGTGTTAATTGTGCGGAATACGAGTAATATTCTGACAATTGGTTACAGAAAAATGTAACCCGAAGCAAAAAATGTAACCTCCCAAAATCGCATAGTACCAGTAGCAAGACACGTAAAAGTTACAAGTTACATTTTTTTCTTAATAAAAAGTATTATATTTAATTTATATTTAAGAACTGTATACGAAAATAAAAACTTTTTCGCCGTTTTTTTTTGTAACCTGTAAATGCGTTCTGGGATAGTAGGTTTGACGGTTACAGGTTACAAAATAGGTTTTGTAACCGAGTGATTTTGAAAACCGTGGAGAGATAACAATGTTCAGTCATATTCAAAAATTTATAAACAGATGGAAATTTAATCAAGGATGTACATTGAAGCTATGAGTCTTGATGCGACAATTCCATTAAACAAGGAGGAAAAACGAATGAAAATATATCACACAGAAACACAAGAAGATTACGATGCGTTACTGGAAAACTTGAAAAACGAGGGATGGACGTGGTTTTTTGGTGAGGCTATTACGTCATATAACTCGCAGCTTTGGGAACGGAATAAGCAAAATACTGTTGTGCATATAGAGGAAGAAGGAGTAAGTTGTGGGAGTCTTTCTTATGCTAAATATTTACACCCCAACATACCAATCGAAAAATACAAAGTGAAACAAGACGAAGTTGCAAAGTGGTTTGATAACACCGCAAATGCCATGAAAGCATTTGCATCCAATGGAGTATCTATGAAAAAACAAAATACTGACAACGTAAACAACCCATCACATTACACAGCAGGCGGTATTGAAACACTTGACTACATTAAAGCAAAAGTAAAGGATTATCCGTCATATGCTGTAGGAAACATACTTAAATATGTTTCAAGATACGAGCACAAGAATGGCATTGAGGATTTAAAGAAAGCGCAATTCTATTTGAATGATTTGATTGAATGGATGGAGAGTGATTGTAAATGAATCGGTTTGAAAAAGATAGATTAAGAAGAAAGGCAAAGAATATAATCGAGGCAATGCTGGTGTATTTACTATTGTGGCTTTTTAGTATAGTGATACCAATTATGGGTGTTTGGGCACATCTGATTTGGAGTAATTCATTTACGTTATTTATTAAAATTAGTACATTGACTATTTGGTCTATAGAAACGGTAGTCGTAGGGGCTTTACTTGTGAGTTCTTATATAACAGTTAAAAAGTATGTAAGTCAAATAGTCGCAGAAGACTAGCTAAGTTGAATGAGAGGAGAGTGATTGAATGTTTAAAACATTAAGTTCGTTTTATTTTTCTATGATTTTCATTACCGTATTATTGCGCGCTTTCGGCTTTCTTAGTCTTGCAGAAGCAGAATTTATTTTACTATTAATCATTTCTCTTGTCATGGTTGAGGATATGAATGGGAGTCGTAAATGACAAGTGACTCTTCGCCTTTACAAGTATTGCTAAAATATAAAAAAATGGGGCTGGTTGACAATGGAGGAATATGTAAATATCAGTTTAGATAAATATGAAAGGTTAAAAATGTTTGAAAATGATAAATACGAAAAAGATGCTAAGGAATTTCTAAAAAAGTTTACTAACTTCACAACGATATTTGGAAATCAAAATAAAGAGTATTACACGGCGCATGTCAACAAGGAAGAACTGAAAAAACTAATTGAACAAAGACTAGGCAAAACGTGTGAGATAGAATTTTATTAGGAGAGTGATTAAATGTCAAAGCGATTACGACAAGCACATTATAAATTAATTGAAGATGAACTTCGTTACTATCATTCTACTAAAAAAGAAATGTTAGAGAAACGCGCAAATATTGTGATGGGATCTATGCATCAAGAATTTAGGGACGAGAATCAGGGGGGGAGCTCTTCTGGACAAATATCGAATGAAGTGGAGCAACGAGTTATGCTTTTACAAATGGATAGAGAGATACAAAGAATGTCCAATACTGTGAGAGCGATTGATACAGTGTTAAGTACCTTGTCTGATGAAGATAAGCAACTGGTACATTTCAGATATTGGGATAGAAGTAGACCGACTTGGACATGGATAGCTTGCAAGCTGAATATTAGCGAAAGTACAGCGAAACGAAAACGGAAAGAGATTATTTATAAAATTGCTGAAAGATTAGGATATTAAAAGTTGACCCGTTTGTGACCCGTTTGACATGTTTTTACGTGATATTATTGTAGAGTAGAGAAGTGAATGGATTTACAAAATATATCATATATCGTGTCTGCACTTCACTTCTCGTATACTCGTGACGGAATAGGTAGACGTTAAGCCTGCATGATCTGGTATATCAAAGGGCTGATTACAACCAACTGTAAGGTGCAAATCCTTGCCGAGTATATATTAAACCGCACACACCTCTTGACAATGTGGAACGGGTCCTGTGTCTAGTGACGGAAATTCATTCCGGATTCGACTGGATGAAATACAAAGTATTGACGAATACTACCGTAGAAGTATTCAGGTCTCATAACTACGGATACATAGAACAATGAAGTCCAGCACATTGCGTGTTGGGCTTTTATATAGGGGTGGATTAATGCTAACACAAGCAGAACGTCATACATTCTATAAGTCAAAGGAATGGGCAAGCATACGTAAAGAAGTATTAAAGCGTGATAACTATGAGTGTCAAGAGTGTAAGAGGCAAGGAAAGGTGTTTACTGATTATCATGACCCAGACAAGCATAAAAGACTCGATGTGGACCATATTAAGGATTTAGAACATCATCCTGAACTTGCGCTTGATATAGACAATCTCACTACTCTATGTGTAAAGTGTCATAACAAAAAACATAATCGCTTTCAATTTAGAAGGAAAATAAATAAATGGGTGAATGATGAACGATGGTGACACCCCCGGGTCAAAGGTTTGGGTTTTAATTTGGCTCTGGGGAACGGTGTGGGGGTCTTCTCCGCAGAAATGTTAAAAAGTCTCATGAAGGAGGGAGGGCTTGAAGTGGAATATAACATAAAGAAGTTAGAAAAAGAATTGTTATCTAAGGTTGATACTACTAGTCAGAAAGAGCTTGAAAAAGTCAATCGCTATATTAATTTAATACGCATATATTATGAGTTAGATAAAAGCATTGAAACAGATGGAGCGGTCGTTGTCACTGAAAACGGCTCGCAAAAATTCACGAAAACTAATCCAGCGATACAAGAAAAAAATCGAATCAACACTTCATTATTATCTATTGAGCGTTCTTTTATATTCAAAGGCGAAAATGATAAACAAGATGGTAGTGACTTGATATGATATCAAATAAACATGTCGATAACTATATACAGTCGTACGAAAGCGGGAAAATACTACTCAATAAAGAACGAATCGATCTAATAAATTACTTACAAGAACATGTTCTTAGTAGAGATGATATATATTTTGATGAGACGCAAATAGAAAATTATATTGCTTTTAGTGAAAAATGGTACTTCCCTTTGGACAACTGGGAAAAGTTTATTGCACCATTTATTTTTTTATATTTTAAAGAAGATGATGAACTTTTTTATGAAGAGTTCTTTATAACCCTTGGTCGCGGTGGTGGTAAGAACGGGTTTATAAGTACATTATCAAATTATTTTATAAGTCCGCTACATGGGATTAACAATTACGATGTTTCGGTAGTGGCGAATTCCGAAGATCAAGCGAAAGTTAGTTTCAAAGAAGTATTTAATACAATAGACGGAAATCCTAAATTGGAAGGCAGCTTTGACGCGTGGAAAGCACAGATTATTGGCAAAGGAACCAACAGTGTTTTTAAATTTCAAACGTCAAATGCAAAAACTAAAGATGGTGGTCGTGAAGGCTGTGTTATTTATGATGAAACACATGAATATGAAGATAGACAAATAATTGATGTATTCTCTGGAGGACTTGGCAAAGTCGCGAATCCCAGAGAATTTTTTATTGGTACTAATGGATTTGTGAGAGCGGGATTTTATGACAAGTTGGAAGAACGTAGTAAAGCAATTTTAAGCGGCGAAAATCTTAACGATCGCATGTTTCCTTTTATTTGTAAGCTAGACGATCCAGCAGAAGTCAAGAATGAAGCTATGTGGGAAAAAGCAAATCCTGCTTTTGAAAAGCCATTAAGTCCTCGTTCTAAACGCTTACTAAATAAAGTTAGAAAACAATATGAAGCATTAACGAATAATCCAAGCGGCAGAGAAGCGTTCATGACTAAACGAATGAACCTTCCAGAAGTCGACTTGGAAAAGGTAGTAGCGCCGTGGAAAGATATTCTCGCAACTAACCGAGAAATGCCAGAACTCCAAAACCGAGCTTGTATTGGTGCATTTGACTATGCAAGCGTTAAGGACTTCGCGGCTGTTGGATTGCTGTTCCGTGTGGGAGATGATTATATTTGGAAATCACATTCATTTGCTAGAAAAGGATATTTGGATATCGCAAACCTTAAACCGCCCATCAAAGAATGGGAAAAGCAGGGATTACTGACCATTGTAGATGAACCTACAATCGACCCTCGTCATGTGGTCAATTGGTTTGTTGAAATGCGGGAAAATTACGGTATTCAAAAGGTCATTGGGGATAACTTCCGAATGGATCTTATGCGCCCGCTGTTTGAAGCAGAAGGATTCGAACTGGAGATTATCCGGAATCCACGTGCAGCACATAGTTTACTTGCCCCGCGGATTGAAACTTTATTTGCAAATCATCGTATTGTGTTTGGAGATAACCCTCTCATGCGCTGGTATACAAACAATGTGGCAGTAAAGATCAAACCCGATGGCAATAAAGAATATCTAAAAAAAGACGAACATAGACGTAAGACAGATGGATTTCAAGCGTTTGTCCATGCTCTATGGCGTGCAGATGAAATAGAAGACCTTGATGTAGATGAAGTTTTAAATATGCTTAATGCCATTACGTTTTAGGAGGTGATATATTGGGATTTCTTTCGGAGATATTTAAACGGAACAAAGAAATTGAGTGGATGTGGGATTTAGAGTTTTTAGAAGATAAAACAACAAAGGTTTATTTGAAGAAAATGGCTTTAAATACGTGTGTAAAACATATAGCACGAACGATCGCCAAATCTGATTTTAGATTGAAAAGTGGAGAAAGCAGTGTACGAGACGGATTGTATTATAAATTAAATGTTCGTCCAAATACAGATATGAGTTCGAGTTCTTTCTGGGAAAAAGTGATCTATAAATTAATCTATGATAACGAGTGCTTAATCGTCCTTTCAGATACGGACGATTTTTTAATTGCTGACAGTTATGTGAGAAAAGAGTTCGCGCTTTATCCGGATGTTTTTGAAGGGGTTACGGTGAAAGATTATCGTTATAATCGTAATTTTAGTATGGATGATGTGATTTTTCTAGAATATGGAAACGAGCGACTAGCTGCATTTACTGATGGCATGTTTGAGGATTACGGTGAGTTATTTGGTCGCATGATTCGGGCGCAAATGCGTAACTTCCAAATTCGTGGAGCTGTTAATTTTAAAATGGCAGGTATTGCGGATGATGAAAAACAAAAAAAATTACAGACTTACATCGACAAACTGTATGCTGCATTTAACAATAATGAGATTGCCATCGTTCCTCAACTAGAAGGCTTTAACTATGAAGAGTTTGGAACGTCTAGCGTCAATAGTAGCCAGAATTTTGATGAGATCAAAAAACTTCGAAAAGAAATGATTGATTATGTAGCTAGTATTCTCGGCATTCCCTCTGCTCTGCTACATGGGGATATGGCAGATTTGAGTAATAATATGAAAGCATATATGGAATATTGTATTGATCCTCTCACTAAAAAGCTAGAAGATGAATTAAACGCTAAATTATTTACTTCCAACGAGTTTTTAGCGGGTGAACATATCAAAATCATACACAAAAAAGACATTATAGAAAATGCAGAAGCTGTAGATAAGTTGGTTGCCTCTGGTTCATTTAATCGTAATGAAGTTCGAGAATTATTGGGCGCTGAACGAGTAGATAATCCGGAATTAGATAAATATTTAATTACTAAAAACTATCAGTCAGCAGATGAAGGAGGTGAGAATGGATGAAATTAGAGATCAAAGGAACAATCATATCGAGCAATCAAAAATGGATTTACGATATGCTTGATATGGAAAGCACTAGCCCACGCGATATCATTTTACCTGAAAACAATGAGCCGGTTGATGTAATTATCAATTCTGGCGGAGGCGATGTGTATGCTGGTAGTGAAATTTATACTACATTGAAGGGCTATAATGGCACTGTAAATGTGCAAGTTGTAGGCATTGCTGCTAGTGCGGCTTCGGTCATTGCTATGGCGGGAGATAAAGTGGAAATTAGTCCTACAGCCCAGATCATGGTGCACAATGTTGCTTCCGGAGTGTTTGGAGATTATCGAGATCTTGAACATGAAGCTAAAGTTTCGAAAGGCTTCAATGTATCTGTGGCAAACGCATATATGGACAAGACTGGAAAGAACATGGATGAATTATTAAATCTAATGGGTGAAACTACATGGTTTAACGCACAACAAGCAGTAGAAGCCGGTTTTGCCGACGAAGTAATGTTTTCTAATGAGAAAGCACCGCAATTAGTTGCCAGTCTCTCACCGGTAATACCACAGGATGCAATCGAGAAAATCATAAATAATATTAAACCACCGCAGTTAGATATCGATGCAATTGTAGGAAAAGTAATAAACCAATTAGAACAAACAAATACTAAAGAAGAGAAACCACGAAAGGAAAATAAAAATCCTTTCAAACGGTTTCTTTTTTAATACCCAAAAATAGGAGGAAATAAATTATGACTATCAAATTAAAAAACAACCTCGCGAATTACGAGGAAAAACGCACAGCTTTTGTTAATGCTGTGAAGAATGAAGAAACGCAGGAAATTCAAAACGAAGCATATGTGGAAATGGTAGATGCAATGGCTGCCGACATCATGGATCAAGCTAAGAAAGAAGCACGACAAGAAGCAGATCAATACATTTCAGCTAGCCGAACAGACAAAAATATCACGAACGAAGAAATTAAATTCTTTAATGATATTAATAGAGAAGTTGGCTACAAAGAAGAAACATTGCTTCCGCAAACAGTTGTTGATGAAATTTTCGAAGATTTAACAACTGAACATCCTTTCTTAGCTTCCATCGGAATGCGTACAACTGGTTTGCGAACTAAGTTCTTGAAATCAGAAACTAGCGGGGTAGCGGTTTGGGGTAAAATCTTTGGCGAAATTAAAGGTCAATTGGATGCAACGTTCAGTGACGAAGAATCTATTCAAAACAAACTGACTGCTTTTGTAGTGGTTCCTAAGGATCTTGAAAAATTCGGTCCAGCATGGGTCAAACGTTTTGTTGTTACTCAAATTGAAGAAGCGTTTGCTGTTGCACTCGAAAGTGCGTATATTGTTGGGGACGGTAATGACAAACCCATCGGCTTGAATCGTAAAGTTGGAAAAGGTAGTACGGTAGTAGATGGCGTATATGCTGAAAAAGCAGCTACTGGTACACTAACGTTTGCTGATCCAAAAACAACTGTGAATGAATTGACAGATGTGTATAAATACCACTCTGTGAAAGAAAATGGACATCCACTGAACGTTGCAGGTAAGGTTACGTTGCTAGTCAATCCGACAGACGCATGGGATGTTAAGAAACAGTACACAAGCTTAAATGCAAACGGCGTGTATGTTACGGCACTTCCGTTCAATTTGAACATTATCGAATCATTGTTTGTTCCAGAAAAGAAAGCCATTTCTTATGTGGCCGAACGTTACGATGCATTGATTGGTGGACCATTGGATATTGGTACTTACGATCAAACACTTGCTATTGAAGATTTAAATCTTTACGCTGCAAAACAATTTGCGTACGGTAAAGCGAAAGACGATAAAGCTTCTGCTGTATGGACATTAAATATCAAGCCAGCGGAACAAACTCCGGAAGGGTGATTGTAAATGGCTAAATTTGAAGTATTAAAGAAATTTAAAGACAAAGATACCAAAGAAGTATATGAAAAAGGAACAGAAATTGAATTGACTGTAAGACGTGCAGATGAAGTCTCTGATAATTTGGGAACTTCTTTTTTAAAGCGATTGGATGAACCAAAAAAAGATAAAAAAAAGTAGGTGCTGTGCATGGAAGTATCAGATGACCTTCTTAAAAAATTTAAAGAGCGTATGCATATTTCTCACAATAGCGAAGATAGCAATTTAAAAGAGTTGCTATCTTTTTCTATTGCTGATTTACAAGAAAAATGCGGGCTGTTTAATGTAGATGAACATGTTAGGGCAAGAGAATTGGTCATTGATCGTACTAGATACGCGTATAATGATTCGATAGAATTCTTCAATGAAAACTTTCAATCACAAATAACTAGCTTAGGTTTCTCTCTCTATGTAGCTGAAAGTGGTGAATCTGATGAAGTTTCAGTTTAAACCTCAAAAAGTTCAGAGCGGGGATTTACGTACTCCGGTTGTTTTTTTTGAATATCAGCCGGCAAGTGGTCCTGAACCAGGTGAAATAGAAAAGATTACCCTTTTTGAATGTTTTGCAGAAGTTTATAAACCATCCATGAAGGACTTAGAAATTTTACATGGCACGGGAACAAAAGAAGCTGTCACAATTAATATTCGAGACACTAAAGGTGAGTATACAGTTAGTAACAAACATTATGTAGAAATATTAGATTATCGTTATTTGGGCAAAAGATTTAATGTGATTGATGTTAGCCCAGACTTGCAAAATAATCGCTTTGTAAATATACTTCTGGGGGTTCAAACATGAGTGTAGAAGTTACTGGAGTAGAAGAGTTGGAAAGACAGTTAGTCAGTTTATTTGGACGAGAAAACTTGCCGCAATTAGTAGACCCTGCTTTAATTGCAGGTGCTACTCTTGTAGCAAAAACACTTGAAAGTGAATTTGTTCAATTTAAAGACACAGGTGCATCGATTGATGAGATTAATATAGAAAAACCTTCGTATGACAAAGGGGTAAGAAGTATAAAGATTGACTGGAAAGGTCCTAAAGACAGGTACAAAATAATTCATCTCAACGAATATGGTTATACAAGGAATGGTAAAAAAATCACACCAGCAGGAACAGGTAGTATTGCGAGATCACTAAGAATATCTGAAAGAGCTTATAGGGCAATTGTACAGAAGAAAATAGGTGATAAACTATGATTGATATTTTGAATGTCATATATACAACATTAAGTAAAAACGATATCATTCACACTACTTGCGAAGAGAGAATTAAATATTATGATTTTCCAGGCACAGGTGATTCTACAAAAACCTTCTTGTTAATAATACCTTTAGATGTTCCAATACCAACTAATTTTTCCAGTAATGAATCCAGGATGGAAGATTTTTTAGTACAAATTGATGTGCAATCTAACGACAGATTAATAGTAAAAAAAATACAAGACGAAGTTAGAAAAGAAATGAAACAAATAGGATTTGGACAACTCGCTGGTGGTTTAGATGAATATTTTCCAGAAACAGGGCGATTTGTAGATGCACGAAAATATAGCGGATTGCCCTACAAACTATATCAATAAAAAATAATAGGAGTGAAATAAATGATTACAACAATCGGATTTGAAAAAGCAACTTTTGGAATTTATGATGAAAAAGACGAAAAGGTAACAGAAAAAGTAGAAGTAAATGGTAAGAATAAAAAAGGTGGTACGGTTGAAGCTGATATTTCTGGTCTTGATGCTGAAGCTATTAAAGTTTTCGCTTCGAACGGTCCATACTACATTTCCAAAAAAGGTTCTGGCGATGTTAAGCAAACAATCGGTATCATGGAACTTCCATTTGAATTAGGACAGAAGTTATTAGGTCGTCAAAAGAATGCAGATGGTATTGTAACTGTAGGGAAAAACACTGCTCCACCATATGCGTCATGCGTGATGGAAAGTGAAACGTTGCGAGGGGAGCCGGTGTTCTTTGCTTTATTAAAAGGAAAATATGGACAAGATGACGTTAAATTAAACACATCTGAGAACAAACCAAAGGAACCTGAAGCAACTAGTCTCACTGGTGAATTTGTTTATAATGATGCTGGGGACGTTTTCGCGATGGCTGTGGGCGAAGAATTCCGAGATAAAATTTACAACATGGCTTTTCCTGGTTTTGTTGAAACACCAGTAGTACCAGAAGGATAAAATATTTTAAGAGTAGGTGAAATCCTACTCTTTTTTTGTTGACCAAAATCATAAAAAAGGTGGAGAAAATAGTGATTAAACTAGAAATATTTAATAAAAAAGAAAAAAAGAAAGAGCTGTATGAGAGAGAAGATACATCTGTAATTGAATTAGAAGAATATTGGAAACTACAAGAAAAAATTAGAGAATACATCAATACTTCTGATGATCCAAAGAAAACGACAATTTTGGAAATGCAATTAAAATTTATTGTGAAATTATTTGATGATGAAAACATTACAATAGATTTTCTTAAAAAAAATATTCCTTCGAAGAAATTAAACGATACATTGGTGTCTGTCTTTCGGGAGATTTCACCAGATGAGTACGAGGATGAAGATGGTGGAGATGAGGAAGCAAAGTAATAACGCTTACCGAGTTTTTGTCCGATCTCGATGCAATTAGGCGTTACTGCATGAAAGAGTATGGCTGGACAATTCGAGAAACAGATAATCAAGAGTATAAGAAGTTATGTCGTCTGATAATCGAAAAAGAAGAAGCAAAATCAGAAAACAACAAAGTTTCACTTGTTGACTTTGTATCACAATATCAAGATGTCAATTGAGGAAGGGGGTAAATAATGAATAAACTTCAAGGATTGTCGATTAACCTAGACCTAGATGCTACTAGAGTGGACGAGGGAATGAAAGGGTTGAAGCGGACCCTCGGCTCTGTGAACAGCGAAATGAAAGCGAATCTTTCGGCATTTGGAAAGGGAGAAAAAACTTTATCTCGTTATGAAACAGAGCTAGATGGTCTTAATAAAAAGTTATCTGTTCAAAGCAAAATGGTTTCTCAAACTAAAAACGATTTTAAAGATTTAGAAAAACGAAATGCTTCTTTAAATGGAGAGTTGAAAGAGTCTAATAAAACGTTAACTGAGTCAAAAAAACGTTATGAGCAGCTACAGACCTCTGGCACAGCAACGACAAAAGAACTCAAGGCCGCAGAAAAAGAAGTTAAGACAAACGAAAAAGCCTATAACAACTTGAATAAAGAACTTCAAGATATGCCTAAGTCATTGACGAATGCTCAAAAGGCTGTATACAAAGAAACAGCCTCTTATAATAATTTACAGCGTAAAGTCGATACTACAACCGAAGCTTTCAAGAAATTAAGAAGAGAACAAGCAATTAAATCTTCTCCGTTCGGTAAGATGACACAGCAACTTGATCAGTATCAAAAGAAGTTGGAATCAATTAGTAATAAAAGCACAAGAGTGGGTAGACAAATGACATTAGGGGTTACTACTCCAGTTCTTGCAGGTTTTGGGGCGGCGACGAAATCAGCTGTTGAATTCAACAATCAGATACAAGGGATGTCTGCTTTGCTAAATAATGGAACATTATCTTCAGGAGAACTCAAAATTCAATTAAGCGGACTTTCTAAAGCGTCCAAGAAATGGGCTGTCGAGTATGGCGTATCCACAAATTCCATAAATAACGGTATGGAGGAAATCATAAAAAAAGGGTACTCCTATGAGCAAACTCTTGGAGCAATGCCCTCCATTTTGGATGCTGCAAAAGCTTCTGGTGACGATTTTAATACAGTTATGAAAAACAGTACCTCAATTCTAGAGCAATATGGATTGAAAGTTGAATCTACAGAAGGAACACTGAAAAACACACAACGTGTTACGGATTCCTTAACTTATGTAGCAAACGCCACTTCGGCCGGATTCAGTGACATGGGGACAGCTATGGAATATGTTGGACCTGTTGCTCACGGATTGAATATTAGTTTGGAGCAAACAGCATCTGCAATTGGTTTGATGTCGAATAATGGTATAGAAGGAGAAAAGGCTGGGACTGCTTTACGTGGAATGTTGACTAGACTTTTAAAACCTTCTAAACAGAACGTAGAAGGTTTTGATGCTTTAGGAATTTCGTTTAGGGCTTTTCAAAAAGGAAGCCTTACTCTTCCTGACTTGTTAGATAAAATTAAAAAAAATACTGAAGATTTAACTGATTCGCAAAGAACAGCGCTAATTGCACAAGCATTTGGAACAGAAGCGCAGACCGGAGTAAATATTTTAGTTAATCAAGGGGCCGACGCGTTACGAAATCTTACAAACGAAACTAAAAATGCCGATGGATACACACATAAGTTGGCAAAGACAATGAACGAAACAGCCGCAGCAAATGTTAAAAAATTCCAATCTGGTTTAAAAGTATTAGGGATTACTTTAGGAAACGAGTTACTGCCAGCGGTAACGCCTATAGTAAAAAGTTTAACAAAATGGACTGAAGAATTTGGGAAGTTATCTCCAAGCACTAAAAAGTTTATTGTTATGTCTGGATTGTTGGCTGCTTCATTTGGACCAATTGCGTTGGGATTAGGTGCAATGTCAAAAGGCGCGGCATTTGCAATAAATAATGTAAAAAAATTAACTGCCGCATTAGCAAAAAATTCAGTGGCGGCTACAGAAAACGCTATAATATCCAGAGCTGACGGTGCCGCAATGAGCACTGTGGGCAAAGGTACAAAAGGTAAAGGCTTGATCAATGGTTTAGGTAATCTAATCGGTCTAGGCGGAAAGAAAGGCGCTGGATTAAAAGGAGCTGCTAAATCGGCTGATTATGCAAAAGATATTGCAATGTACAGTAAAGGTGGACGTATTGGTAAGTACATTGGAGCAGCCGGAAAAGTAGGTAAAGGTGTCCCTGTTTTAGGTACTGCACTAGCTGCTACACAACTTATTGGTATTAATAAAAAAAATGCAGGGGATAAAGCTGGTAGTGCTGCCGGAAGTTTAGCAGGAGGTGCAGCTGGCGCGGCAATCGGAACAGCAATTGCCCCTGGAATCGGAACCGCGATAGGTGCGGCAGTTGGAGGTATTGCTGGTACTAAATTTGGGCAGGCGTTTGGTAAAAAAATACAGAAGGAAATACCTGAATATAAAGCTAAATTCGATTTAATTTGGGAGGCACTTTCATTCTCAGCAAAAGAACATCCTATTTTATTGAATCCGGTTAATCAAATTAACGATCAAATTAAAATGGCGAAAGCAGGATATGCGGCTATAAAAGATGTGTTTGCTAATCCTTTGAAAACGGATATTTCCGGAAAAGGTATTAGTAAAGATACAGCAAAAAATGTAAATTCTTATAAAACTATGTCTCAAAACGCAATCTCTGAATTGAAGTATTTAGAAATGTCTGGGGATGTAATCACTAAATCAACATCTGCTAAAATTAGCAAAAATTATAATGGGATGGTTGTACTAGTCGAGAAATCCTTTGAGAAGACTAAGAAAAGTACTGATAAGAATTTAAATACTTTGTCAAAGAATAGCATGTTATCAGAAGCAGACATAAAAGCGGTTAAAGAGAAGCAAGCAAAAATACAAAAATTGTCATTAGATGAAGTGAAGAAAAACAACGAAAAAATCCAGAAATTAAATAAAGACATGGCAGCCAAAAATGCAGATATTACTAAAAAGGAAAAAGCGGATATAAAAGCTATTAACGACAAAGCGGCAAAAGAAGGCAGAGTTTTAACCGCTTCAGAGGAACAGCAAATTACGAGCATCAAACGTAATGCTGCAAATCAACGAAAAGCTAGTAATCAAAGTTATAGCAATCAAATTCAAACAATTGCTAAAAAACAAGAAACAGCAGTGGTTAGTTCTTTGAGTAAGTCTGCAAAAGAGCAAAAATTAATTTTAGGAAAACTGAAAGACAGTAGTGGGAAATTAAGTACAGAACAAGCTTCAAAAGTGGTTAGCGAATCGAAGAGAGCAAAAGATGAAGCAGTAAAAGAAGCTAACAAGAAATATAAGGATGTAGTTGCTGCTGCTGACAAAGAATATTATGTGAATGGAACTATTACGAAAAAGCAACATGATGATATTGTAAAAAAAGCTAGGAGCCAAAAGAATAAAACCGTAAAAGCGGCAACTGAAATGCATGAACAAGTAGTCAGTCAAGCTCAATCACAAGCTACTGGTCATTTAAACCAAGTTGACTGGGAAACAGGTCAATCATTATCGAAATGGGATAATTTTAAAGTTAATTTAGCGGGTGTGATTAACTCTGTCACCGGTGGAATAAATAAAGTATTAAAATTCTTTAGTTTACCTACCATACCAGAATGGAAGCCAAAAGGTTATAATAATGACACAAAAAAAATAAATACTAGCAAAAGAACTTCCTACGGTAGTAACCTTGCAATGGATTACACAGGTTCTAATAATGCATCCGGACAAATTATGGCTGGCGAAGAAGGATTTGAGATTGCATATAATAAACGCAAAGCACAAGCACAAATTTTAGGTGCAAATGGTGCAGAAATAACGCATGTTGCGCCAGGTACTAAAATTTTGAATCATGCAGATTCAAAAAAAGTCATGCAAGGCGGACTTGGTAAAACATTGCCTGGCTTTGCGAATGGGAATTCATCCATTAATGATTTTTTAAGTGACGCATGGGATGGAACAAAAGCTGTAGCTGGGAAAGTAGTTGATTTTTCTAAAAAAGCATTCGATTGGGCAGCGCATCCTATCAAAAATTTAAATAAACTTTTTGGTGGTTTATCTGCAGGCGTGAAAATGGGGAACGATGGAAATTTAGGTTCCGATGTGCTGAACTATTTGAAAAACAGTATCGGTTCACCTCTAGAAAAAATGCTGTCTGGTTTTAAAGAAACGGCGCCAGTGGCAGGACCGGCTGGGAAAGGTGCTTCGGCGTGGTCTAGTGTTATTAAGAAAGCTGCTCTAGCCATGAAAGTGGATTTGTCCGGTGGTGAATTAAAAGGGATTATAGCACAAATTCATCGTGAGTCTGGCGGGAATGAAAAAATAACTCAGTCATCTGCTGTTGTGGATGTTAATACATTATCAGGCAACCCGGCTAAAGGTTTGCTTCAATATATACCACAAACATTCAATGCATATAGAATGAAAGGGCATAACAATATATTTTCTGGTTATGACCAGTTGCTGGCATTCTTCAATAACTCGTCATGGAGAAATGACCTTCCCTATGGTAAACGAGGTTGGGGACCACGAGGACATCGTCGATTTGCAAACGGTGGTTTTGTAAACAAAAATGAAATGATAGAAGTTGCTGAGAACAATAAGCCAGAGGTCGTCATTCCCCTTACTCGAAAAAACCGAGCAGTTCAATTAATTAAAAAAACAAAAGAAATCATTGGAATAAACGATGGAGGAAGTGTTGTTGTCAATAGTCCTGACAACTCTGAAATGGTATTACTGCTTCAACAACAGAACCAGATTTTAATGCAACTACTTCAAAAAAATAGCGATGTGTATCTGGATGTCGATAAAGTTGGGAAGTTGGTAGAAGCTGTAATTACAAAAACGCAGAACAATCGTATAAGTCGTAAAGACCGAGTACAGGGGGTTAGAACAACGTGGCAAAAATAGGATTTACGTATGCCGGAATTCATAGTAACGACATTCCAGCAGTTGTTAATAGTATTAAAAGAAATGCAATCAATATCTCTGAGAATATGCAAGAAGTACCTGCCAAAATTGGTGGGTACTTTTTTGGGAATTCCGTCGGTACTAGAAGCTTTGACATTAATATTACGCTTATGGGGAAATCGGAAACTGAACGAGTAGAAATAGCACACGATCTTAATAACTTAATCATCCAAACTAATAGTTTTGAAAGCGAAATAATCTTTGATGATGAACCAGAATGGATTTATTACGGTCATTTTGCCCAAATGGCAGAGTTAACAGAATTACAGACAGATAATTATACAACAACTATTACATTTGTTTGTAGTGATCCACGAGCTTATGGGGAACAAAGAGAAATCACTGTGAGCGAAAGCCCAGCGATTATTGAAGTAGAAGGTTCACAATTAACAAGTCCAATTATTCATGCGATAGCGACTGAAGATTTAACTAGTCTATCATTTGCAACAGATGATGATTATATATTTTTAGGGGCTGATATTGACCCCGATACAGGACAAACAGCTGTGAAAATGTATGAGAACGTGTTGTCCGATAGAGCAAATGACATGACGTTGTGGGATGGCATTGGGCAAAGTAATATTACTTGGGAATTAGAAAATGGTAAGCCTGCGAAAACAAGTTCTTTTAAACAGACTATCAATACTATTCGTGTAAATTCCTATGGTGAAAAAACAGAAACCGCGCCATACAAATCGTGGAGAGGTCCTGTAATGAAACGAATGTTGACGTCAGAATTAGACAATTGGAAAGTCACCGCTCGATTAGCAAATATTACTCAAAAATACCCGCGCGCTAGAACAAAAATAGAATTGTATTTGTTAGACAAAGATAGCAAACGCATGGGTAAATTTATGATTAAAGATGCCCAAAACGGGCGAGCTATGAATTTGGGATTAGAAATTGGGAGGACAACGAAAGACAGGTATCTTTTTGCTGCAACTGAGGGAAAAGTAGTTAAGAAAAAGAATACGAAAGTGGTTTATTCAAAAAAAGTACAACAAACAGTGAAGTATACAGAAAAAGGTAAAACAAAGACTAAGCAAGTTTGGAAAACAATAAATACGACGTATGAGGTTGGAAATAACTATAATGAATTTTCAGATGCTTACTTTAATCTTTCTATTGAAAAGCGTGGACAGTTGTTTATTGCGGAAATAGTTAAATTGAATGATAAAGGTAGTCAAGCTTGGAAACGAACCTATAAATGGAAAGACTCAAATAATAAATTTCCAACTAAATTAGCGGGCATCGGCATTTATATGGCAAAAATGGATATCACAGAAGACTTCAATAATCAGACATATAAAGATAACGATGTTGTTTTTTGCGACTTAGTTGTACAAAAAGTTAATCCAGAGGAAGATGTGAAAAATAATCCGGAGGTCATAATTCATGCAGGGGATGAGATAATGATTGACTGCGAAGCTGGAGTTATTATGAAAAATGGTTCAGTGTTCATGGAAAATCTAGCGATTGGGAGTTCTTTTCCTTCGTTTTTTGGTGGCTATCAAACTCCGGTGGCTTTCAGCGAAGGAGCGGACTGGTCTATTGAATATAGACCAACGACTTATTGAGGAAGGAGGGGAAATATGTTAACTGTATTGAACAGACAAAGAATTACTGTAGGCGTGTTATCAAATGACATGCCTTTTTCGTGTCCTTTTTGGGATGATGAGAGAAATGAGAAACTTGAAAACTTTGATGACACATACACCGTTACCATCCCCGCAGAACATGAAATGGCTGAACATATTCACGAAGGTAATTATATTTTGTTTGAAGACGAACAAGCTAAGTTACGATTATTTCGTATTTATGAAGCTGAGAACGGGTTAAATATGCAAGGACGATACATTAAAGCCACAGCAGAAAATGCATTTATTTATGATTTAAATGCAACAATTATATCTAATAAAGTGCTAACTGATATAAGAGCAGACATGGCACTTGAATACATTTTACAACAGACAGGCTGGTCAATTGGTAAAAGAGAATTTGTTGGGCAAATACGTACTATTGAATTTGCAGACAATATAACTGCGCAAGCTGGATTACAACAAGTTATTTCAGAGTATAAAGCAGAAATTGATGCTTACGTGGAGAGCTTTGGCGGTCAAATCATTAATTATAAATTTGATTTAGTTGACGAACGAGGCAACAATACTGCGAAACGATTTGAGTACGCAAGAGACATTCAAGGTCTTAAACGAATTACAACTGATAAAACGATGTACACTGCTCTCATTCCGATTGGGAAAGATGGGCTGACAATTAAATCAGTAAACGATGGTTTAAATTACATTTATGATGATGAAGCGAACTGGTTGTATAACGATGGCAGAGAATATTTAAAAGGGGTCATAACAAAAGATACAATAACAAACGCGCAAGCTTTAAAAGATTGGGCGATACTAGAACTTGAAAAAGTTAATCATCCTTTATCCACGTATGAGGTAGACGTGATATTACTAGCAGAGATGTTAGGGTATGAGCCACACCAAGTCACACTTGGAGACACAGTGAGAGTAGTCGATTTGGATATGGATATAACTTTATCTGCAAGAATCATAGAAAAGACAACTTCTTTTAGTGATCCGTCTAAAAATAAGGTTGTACTTGGTGATTACATCGAATTAGAAAACGTCACACCGCTGGCTATTTGGGAACTCCAAGCGCAAATTGAAGAAGCTAAAAAACAAATAGAAGAAACGAAGACGTGGAAAGTAGAACTGTTTAGTACAAATGGTTCTACTTTTAAAAATAATGCTGGAACAACACAACTCATTGCAAGAGTATATGATGGGAAACTAAATATTACGACCAACATAGAACGTGGCGATTTTATCTGGGAGAAAATAAACAATGACGGTACACATGATTTAGCTTGGGAAAATGAACATGCAGGAGCTGGTAATGTTGTTAATATCTCTGGAGAAGACGTTTTTATCAATGCAACTATTAGATGCTCGGTTAATCAAGGAAGTGAAGCTAGTATTCTTATGATTAATGAAGGGCAAGGTTACCTGTTTGCAGAACTACCACGTGAATTTCCCGCGGGGGTAGAAGTGAATTTATCGGTTATGCAATGTGCGCAAATAGATGTGCAAAATGGCTATATTTACTGGTCACAAGAATATTACGGAAGTAAAAAAAGTAAAGTCGGTGGGCAACAATCTTATAACATTTATAGAACTACACTTGATGGTACTTTTGTCGATATGATGTGGGCTCTCGGTGGAGGTCATGGGACTATGTTTGGTGTGGATTCTACATCTGGTGAGACTCACATTTGGTCTTATTATGTAACACCATTGCCACAGGCAGAGAAGGCGATAGCAATGTTTAAATATGTCTCTTTCAAAGAACAGTTTTATGACGACTCAATGGCATTTAAACTTGAAGCACCTGACGGATTCCGCGTGACATACGACCAAACAAGCGACTACGTAGTTATGAGTCCAGGCGTTTCAAATTTAACAATTAATGTTTGTAAAAAGTCTGATTTATTTGCCGGGAGAATAGCCCCTCTGTATACATTTCGGACAAAAGATTGCGTATTTACAACTACTTTATATACATTGCAAGGAATGCATGTAATGTTTCCATATGCGTATTTGTCAGCAGGAGGGAGTTTTACAGGCACTGATAAAAACCAACTTTGGTGCTGGGATATGGTAAGCAATAGTTTAGTTTATCATCATGTTTTTCAACAAAAATACTATCCTGTACAGGGCTCAACTAACGAGTGCGAAGGGGCTTATCCATTTATTGATGCAAATGGAAAGAGAATGATGCAATTGAACTTAGGGCAAGGTGATGGAGGTAAAAGATATAACCGAATTTATGTTATGCCAGAAGAAAGGATGATGGATGATGACAATTAGAGCAGCAGCGGAAATAACATTGACAGATATTAATGATGCAATAGTAGCTGGTGAAGCGCCGTTAAACCCAACCACCGATTTATTGTGGATGGATAGTAGTGCCTCACCTAATGTACTACGAAGATGGGATGGAGAAAAATGGGTCAGTCAAACATTGAATATCAAAGAGGCTGACCCGGAAACTAGTCAAAAAATAGATGAAGCGATAACGACTGCTAATAACGCATTAGTAGAATCAAGTGCTAATCATAAACCAGTCTTTGATAAAACACAGCCAAGTAATCCGCTAAAAGGAGATACTTGGTTTAAAATAGATGAAAATACTAAAACAATCGTCGGGGTATACACATGGAACGGAAATAGTTGGGAAGAATTGCCCTTAGATTATAATGCTCTAAGAATAGGCAAACTTTCAGCTATTACGGCAGAACTTGGAGACGTCAAAAGTGGCAGTATCACAGGTACTGAATTTATTCATAACATAAACTACAAAGATAGTGATGATAACCTGTATACAGGCATTGTGAAAATGAACGATGACGGATTTAATTCAACTTCCTATTTGCCTACAGGTATCGGCTCAACAGTTTTAGAGAGCATCACAAGCACGTTGGGAGGATACAAAGTAGCTCAAAAACTAATTGATGTAAATGGAGAGAGCAGTTTAGGAAGCTCTATTTTGACCGGAAAATCGCTACAGTTTAATGAGAACGGAAATATAAAGCTATCCATTGACGCAGATTCGTTTTATACAACACCATGGCAAGATTTAATATTAAACTCTGGATATTCAACAGCGGAAGGGAATACTCCTCAATTTAGAATTATTTGCATCTTCGGTATTAGAATCGCCTTTTTCATAGGACAAGTACAAAAATCAACCGCATGGACCTCTACAAATAACGCTTTTGCGTCTGTTCCTTTTGAAGTTCAAACAACAAAAACAGCGATGGCTTATGCACCGACAAACAAGTCAAGCGGCGGCCGAGTGCATGCATCATCTAGTAACGCGATGGGATTTATACCTGCGGATACAAGTATTACGTATTTCGCGTTAAATCAATTATTTTATATTTTAGATTGAAGCCGAATAGGCTTTTTTTATGTCAAAAACAGATGGGATGATGAAAATTGGCACTGGGGAGTATATCAATAGCAGGG